CCAATCTCGCTCATCGAGTCTTTCCCACGAACCGTATAGGTTTCCTAATCCTGTTAACATAGAATTTCGTACTGCTTCATTTGTACGATTAGCGAGATTCGCTTTTTCTATAAGCATCTGGTTATTCGCTAAAGCTGACTGTGCGAAATCTTTCTGAGAATCCGTTAAAATACCTAGCGATAAATTAGCGGCATCGGATATTCCACCCAGTTGTTTCTGATCTGCACCTAGCCGAGCATTTGTAGTTACATTCGATAAAACTGCGCCTTGGTTGTTAGGTCTAAAGCCACGCCCTACTGCTAAATTCAAAGCATTGGGGTCGTTCATAGATTGGAAATAATCAGATCGTGCGCGTTGCTCCATCTGAGCCCGATCATCGCGTTGTAGCGACTGGATATACTCCGCTTCTGCTGGACGGAACGACGCGTCATACAAACCCCGTTGTTGTCCTGCTATGTTCTTCAGAGTAGCTGCTCGCCCTCCAGTATCACCTACGGTTTCATTATCGAACCAACCCATCATATACCTCCATAGTTAACGGTGCGAACTACCCGTACATTATTGTTCACAGCGCGTTGCTTAGCTTTTTCTTGTGCTTCCATATATTGCTGCATTAACGCTGCACCTAGGGACGGGTCATACCAGAGCTTTCCGGTCATCAATAGCAACCGTGCTAAAGTCCCGTTAATTATCGCGTTGTAGTTATCGTTAAGCATGGCGCTATCCATACTTGGAGCTGTTATAGTAGGGTATACAGCAGCGCGAGCGCTTAGCGCATTAGATACCGTATCTGTCGGTACTGGCGCTATCGTAAAAGTATCTGGACTAAGCTGAGTATAATATTTAGGACTACCTTTTGTAGTACGCCATGCCGGGTCTAACTTATACAACTGGCGCTCTGTTTTAGGCTCTAAAGGAACGTCTAGGTAGTTAACCCACAATACCTCACAGATGGCTTGCCGATTGTTTACATCAATATCGTAGTCAGCGAGATTTTGTATGCTGGGCTCGGTATCCAGATCAATTATCCAGATCCGTGTTTCCCGAAAGAAATCCATAGCCGTTTCTTGGATACGACTCTCAATTATGAAATCCGGGCAAGTGGGTACTTCCCCTTGAATTCGGGGTATTAACGTAGCAAAATTTATATTTGCCATTATGCTGTACCTCGCTGTTGTGTAGCTTGGAGTCCTAAGGTCTGTAGAAATACTCCATAGGCTGCTATAGCGCGTTGCCCATTAGCCGCATGATCTGCGTCTTTGCTATAGGCTCGATAAATTATATAATCTACTAAAGCGTTAGCGTAGATAGCGTCTATATCAATATCGCCGCCTGCTATTACTTCTACAGGATTACTGGTATATACTATCTCCACTATCGCGCTTCCGTCACTGGGTGGAGATACTAAGAATTCTCGAGGGTTGCGCGGATCAACCATGTAATACTTAATTTCCGCCGCATTGTTGCCGGTATGCCAGTCAGGATCCTGTGCATCTAAGAATGCTCTGTCAATTAACCGGATCGCTCTTTTAGTCCCAGTTTGATTACGTACTACCTCAACTAAAGATACTCCATCGCTAGGAATACTAAAGCGGGTCTCCCCTACTGTAGTCAGATTTGTATCAAAACTAGAAGTGTTTGCTTCAGGTTTTAGCAGGACGATTTCCCGCTGCCCGTCATTAAGCCATCCGAGCAACTCGTCCACATTCCAACGAACCGCATCGGGGTCCTGTAGGAGTATGCGTACTTTATCTATGATAGTCGTGCTGTTCATACACTGTCCTTATATAAAGTGCCCCCTCCGAAGAGGGGGCGGTTTCTACTTGCAGCCACCACCAAGAGAACTGCAATTGCAGAACAGTTTTACTCAGCTAGATCGACAGTCATGATACCGTGGTCCGCTAAAGTACCTGCAGTACCTGTACCGCCTTGCTTGAATACTGATTTTTTCAAACCAAAGATCTTAGCGACTGAGATACCAGATTGGTTTTGGTAATCGTAAGTATCTTCGACCCAAGTAGGTGAACCGATATCAGCCATTGCCATTGCTTGAGCACCGCAGAATAGAGCACGACATTGACCTGCTTGGCTATAGACATGACGATATTCATGTACCATTACACCATCAACTAAGTAGCTTGCAGCACCTGCGAATAATGGGTTAGAGCCACCACGTACACCAGCATTACGAACATTAGCTAGGAAGTCAGAGTCTAATTTCAAAGACTTCATCGCTTGTGGTGTTACGAACATGTGATATAACTCGTTACCTGCTTCGCCTTTTACGCCACGTAAGAACTCGTCACGAGCTCTTGCTCTAAGTTCTACGATCATTTTGTAAGAGGCTGCACCTGTACCTGCTACATCAATAGTGGATGCCGCTGTTGTATCAGCGAAAGTAGCATCCGCAATACTAGTACCGTCCCAAGAAACTGCGCGAGTTGGTGCAGTAACATCTGCTGCGAAATCTAAATTGATCAACTCAGACCCTGCTGCTCTTGCTACACCATTAGTAGTTTGGCTGTATGGAACACCTGATAACGTTAAGAACGCCATTTGATCCATACGATCTGCTAACCAATACGCTAGTACATCACGAGAATTTTCACGGAAATTAATGATTGATTTCTGATCAGCCATACGACCCGCGATACGGTTCGCATTACGGAGTTGGTCGATCTGAATGACCATTTCCATGCTGCTCATTGCTTCCTCGTTACCTTCCAACTGGTTATCACCAACGATACCGTCACCAGTCAGATCTTGTAGTAAGGAGATAACAGCCCGAGTACCTTTCTCGCTCTTAGTGAGATAGTTTACTTTTTGGACCATTGCGTTAATTCCAGAGCCAGTAAAAGCATCTAGAAAAGAGTTGTCACGAGCGACCTTCCATAAGTCACGCCCCCATGTAGTTTTTTGTTCGTCAGTTAAGTTACCAAAATTGGTAGAACCCGGTGATACCAGATTAGGATAAGCCATTGTATAAATCTCCAAATAAAAACATAAGTTAAGGGTTCGGTTCCGAGCCGATATTCGTTAACCCTGTTTTTATCGAGGCTGATCCTCGTCACCTTTTACGCTAGTGCAAGCTAGTTCATTACGTTGACGTGTAATGAGTCCGCCCAGTTATCGTACTGAGAGACGAGGGGTGTAGGGGTTCAGGGGAAGGAGCCATCCCCCCTACGGGGTGAACTTTGACATTCGGTTGAATATTACCACTGCTTATATATTAAAGTCAAGCAGTTACAGAATATCACCTCGTAAACGTTGTAGTGTTGCCGCAGGTAACGCATCGAACTCTTCCTCAGATAACGTAGTTACATCCAGTACATTCTCACCTCGGGAAACACCGCTATCCCCACCTAGTTCGGGTGGTTGTTTTGCAGCTGTTTTTAGTTTCTGCTCTATACTCGTTTTCCGAGGGGCTGGAATTGAATCCGCCGGTGTAGCTGGAGCCGTACTAAATAACTCAGGGTACTGAGCTTTAGTAATGGTATAGGCTTCCTGAAGCGCTATCGAAGGGTCATCACCCGCTGCCATGAACTTATCACGTAACCCAAGAGTATAATCAGTAACTGTTTTATTATACTGCTCGTGTTCTGGGTTATATAACGGATTCTCAGCAGTTATCTGGGCTACGGTTTGATTAAAACGTACGTTAGCCTCAGCCTGTGTAGTCGAGGTCGAAGCTAATTGTTCCGCAGTAAAACGATGTTGTTCTGCTTCTGCAGCTCGAATAGTTGAACGGATCTCTAAGGCTTTATCCTCTTCTCCCGCCCACATAGCTTGTAAGAATTCTTTCTCCTTACTATCGAAATCAAACTCAGGAGCTTTAACTCCTTCCTGCTTAGTTTGACGTTGCATCCGTTGTACGGTCTCTTCCAACTGTTTACGGCGAGCAATCTCAGCGTCGAGTCGTTGTTTAGGGATCTGGATATCATCTGATTTCTCCTCCTTTACTGGCTCTGGTTCTGGTTCTGGAGTAGTAACTTCATCACCCCTGTCCTCTGAGATCTCCTCAGTATTTTCAATAGTATCTTCGCCGGGTTGTGCCATGGTTTTCTCCTTGGTGGTTGGTCTATCTAATGTTGTGTGTCGTTATGGGATTGCGCTGCGATCTTGGCGACTTCTATTTTCGTCATCAGTTCTTCGCGTTTAGACATAAGCTCTGCTTGTAGTTTCTGGACATCGAACATTAGTTCCTCTCGTTTCGACATCATCTCTGCTTGGAGTTTTTGAACATCGAATTGATCGTCTATTATGATATCCTGAGTTTTCGCTTGGTTGAGCTGAGCTTGCGCCTGTTTCTGCATTATATCAGCTTCTAGATTACCGATAGTAGCCTGCAGTTGTTTGATCTCCAACTGTTGAACCATTTGCTGCATTTGTATTTCTTCTTCAGTCGGCTCGCCTTGACCCATCATCTCGCGGACTCGTTTCGCTAACTCGTCTTTTTGTGCTAGGTGACTGTACTCAATAATAGCATCGTCTGGTACTTGGACACCTGCAGTACGGAGACTAATGGCTTCAGCAAACTGTGAGTCATTATATGTATCCCTAGATGGCGCTGTGGTGATAGCTACATCGTATTCACCTAACGTAATATTGTTAGCTACCTCGCCTGTCGCAGTTTGCTTATTGATAGTCATCGGCGTTCTCGGCTGATCAGGATTCTGAAAATCTGTAATCTGAATAACCCGTTCCTCGTTATAAAACGCTTGTAGTAGGTCTAGTACTTTTAAAGCCATGATATGGCGTGTTCTAGCCAGATTATCTAAAGGTACTTGAATCTGTACCTGCCCACGAGCTTGCTTAGCTTGTATTGCTACGCCAGAGACTTCAGCAGAATCAAACCCCATTAGGGAGTCCGATACTCCTGATATCTCTTTGATATTATTAGCGGCTTTCTGAGCAATACGGTCAAGACCTGTTGGGATCTGGTTGGGTTGAATCTTCTCGGGTGGAGTAGACCCTCGGTTATAGGTAATGATTAACCCAGTTTCAGCGCCTCGTTCTTCGAGTTCCTCTTCCGTCATATTAGAAAGTGAGCCACTCTCAACAACCCAGCCGCTATTCGCTGTGGTATTAACAATATGTAATTCCTGAGAACTAATCTTATTAAGTTGTTCTTGAGGGCTGATCAGATTACGTACTATTCCAAAGGGTCTTCCGCGTCTGAAATAAGGAAAAAATGGGATGATAGTAAAATCGTTATATAAACTCCAATCATCGCGTAGTACGACTTTATCTGCTGTTACCGTCCAACGAACACGAGGCTTTATGGACTTCTTTATATGTAATCCGGCTTTAGCGGCAAAATCCTCGGTGTACTGATCTGCCCAGTTATCCGGGACCGGGCGTTTGTCGCCTGTCTCTTGATCTACGAATTCTCTGTGTTGGACATTCTTTCGATACTGTCGTTCTATAACGCGGATTGATTTTACAGAAGCTTGGTCATCTATGGTGTTTAGTTGTTCGTAACCTACCCCTTCGAGAGTCTTCCCGAAGCGGTTATCTAAGACTTCGATACTATCCTTACTGTATCGTTGCCCATTAATACCGATAGACTTTAATCTATCCGCCTTATCCTGCCCATACTTAATAGCTATCTCATCTAAAGATAGCCATCGAGTCTCGAAGAATTCTGTCCATGTTTTTGGATCATAATCCTTAGCATCAGGATCTATAAGTA